GACAAATCCTACAATTCCCTGTCTTTTTTTAAGATAAATTGTAAAATTTTCTACCCATCTCACAATGGTCTTCTCAACCGTCCGTAACTATCTAGCTGAAAAACTAGAAAGAATTCGTCATGAATGGAAAACTTTCCAACTTTCCGGCGAGTCTCCACAACAGACGCTTGACACAACACTTGATTCCGACCTCAAGCGATACTATGATAGATTCCTCCCACTCTTTAGACCCGAAGAATTAAACCGAATATACCAGCAGCAACATGATCAAATAATTGAAACTCTCGAACAACGTTCTGGCCTTCAACATTTTCCTGCCGAATTTCGCCTTCCTCTAAATCCTGATGACGTTCCTGCCAATAGAATTCCCCCCTCTGGCATAAAACTTCTTCCTTGGAGATACAAATCTATGCGAACAGTAACCGCTACTGAAGCAATCCCCGAAACTGGATTTCACGTCCATCCTAAGATTCAGCATCTAGTCACAAATCTATATCCTCGATATCAGTATTATATTGACAAATTATGCCGTCCACTTGGTACAACCGACGCTACCGTTTCTGATTTTTTCAAACCACAGGTCCCAGTTGCTCCTATTCCACAAGAGCGAATTGATCGAATCATTTCACACATCATTAAGAAGTTAGATATCACACCTTATCTACCTATCCATTTTGTTGACACTCAATATGACAGACGCCCCCTCTCAACCGGCACTGGCTATCACAACCGATGCGACTATGAAACAAATGCTCACGCGATGTTTTCCTGTCCACAACAGTATGAAAAGAGTCACACTTCAAAAGGATATTACATAAACGCTTTTCTTCAAGCTTGGCGCACTCTTGTGCATCATATAAAACAGTTTGGATTTCCATTCAATCCGTTTTCATCTGAACGTCCAACAATTGAACAGCTTCGTGATTTCATTCTTGACTACCCGACTATGCTATACACACGCAATCACATCTCTGATCGTGATGGTAACTTAAAACAACGCCCAGTTTACGCTGTTGACGATGGTTTTCTTACTCTCGAATCAATGATTACGTTTCCAATGCATGTCCTTGCTCGCAAAATGTCTTGCTGTATTATGTACGGCCTTGAAACATTCCGTGGCGCTAATCACTATTTAGACCACCTTGCGAAACGATACAGCTCATTCTTTACTATCGATTGGTCTGGCTTTGATCAACGCATTCCTCGCGTTATCACAGATATCTTTTGGACTCAGTTCCTTGAACGGTTCATTGTTATATCTCATGGTTATCAACCAACCTATGAGTATCCCTCCTATCCTGGTCTCACATCTGACGCTCTATTTGCACGTATGTCACACATCCTCCACTTCTTACACACATGGTACAATAACATGGTCTTCATCTCCGCTGATGGATACGCTTATGTCCGCGAACACGCTGGCTTAGCATCCGGAATGCTGAACACACAATATGCAGGTAGCTTTGCTAATCTGTTTATTATCATTGATGGTCTCATTGAATTTCAATGTACTGACGATGAAATTGATGAACTCCTACTATTTGTCATGGGCGACGACAACTCCGGCTTCACTTACTGGTCTATATCCAGAGTAGAACGCTTTATCGTCTTCCTAGAATCCTGGGCACTCCAACGTTATGGTATGGTTTTATCTAAAACCAAATCCGTAATTACAGTACTCCGACATCGTATTCAAACTCTATCGTATGAATGCAATTTTGGAATGCCAACCCGCCCTATCGCAAAGCTCGTTGCACAACTGTGCTATCCTGAACATGGTCCTATTCCTAAATACATGTCAGCAAGAGCAATAGGCATAGCTTATGCCTCATGCGGTCAAGATTCAACTCTCCACAACTTCTGTCGAGATGTATATTATGCATTTCTTGAAGATGCGGCTGATAATGACACCCACACCATAGAAGTCATACTTAAACACCTTCCTGGTCAATTTAAGTTAGCTGATTCCTATCTCGAAGAGATAGACCTCAGTGTCTTCCCAACTCTACAACAAGTTAGAGATAAAGTATCAACTTGGCAAGGTCCACTTGCTTTCCGTCCTAAATGGAATGTTGCACACTTTATCAACACACCTGATGTAGTCCCTCCCTCTGCTATGACAATGGCTGAATTTCGAACTCTTCACAATATCCCAAGACCCGAAGTTCCACAATTGTTTTAGTGCTAATTCTCCACGCGACTCCTGCGCTGGTTTTACGCTTATTAAAAATAAAGATTTAAATCAAAAAAAATTTCAAAA